GCATTACGGGAACCTAGCATTACGGGAACCTAGCATTACGGGAACTTAGCATTACGGGAACCTAACATTACGGGCTCACGTGATGGTGTTAGCAACCCAGTTGACACCGTTATCATATTGGGGTAGACCTAGCGGCGTAGTTGTTGTGTTCAACCAGTCGTCCTCACTGGGGTAGCAACGACTGCGATCGCGAACAGGGACCCTTGGCGCTCGAGCAATCGAGCGCCTTTTTTGTTGACAGATAAGCTAACCAGTCCTATTGTTAGCATGTTCAGAGGTTGTGTTAGTCGAGAATCTATCAGCCAAGTCGGCTCAGTTGTATCCCCGCTCGATGGCGCAACCTCTGAACATAGTCTCCTTTGGGCCGAGACCCCCGGTGGGCAACCTCCCTCCCACCGGGGTTTTAGACGTGTCTGAGAAAATGACATTTACGTCCGCTTCGCTCCTTAAAGTTCCGCCCGAAATGATTGCCGAGCTCGCTTACGGGTTCGAGGAGCCGCATGTGGTGGGACAGCGGTACGGTTATTCCAAAGACGACATTCTCCAACTCTACAAGCAAAGCTGGTTTACAAAAGCGATCCAATCCCGGCGCGATCGCCTGGAGAAGGAAGGCGATATCTTCCGCGCCAAAATGCAAATGCTTGCAGAGGAGCTGATTCTCGAGGTCTGGGAATCTGCCATGCAATCGGATTCGTGCTCCTTGAAGCTCGACGTGGCGAAGTTCCTCACAAAAATCGCTGACATGGAGCCCAAGAACAACCAGCAAATCATTGGCACAGGTTCGGGCTACCAGATCATCATCCAAATCCCTGACAATTACAAACCGGTGGAGGATGCACACAGGTCCGTTGCGCCGTCTCAATCAGCAGATTCTCCACCCGTTATAGACATTACGCCCAACAAACCTGACGGGCTTCCAGGCCCTAAACCCTTCATTATCCCGGACTTCGACCTCACGAACGATCTGACGAACTACCCGCAANCTCCTGGTGGTGAGGGGGTGTAATGTTGTCATGCTCAACGTGGTCCCTATCGAGGAAGAAGACGATCTAAGAAAAATTTATATTCCACCCCCCTCGCTGGTGCCGTTCTTTTTATCTGACAAGTTCGTGACGCTTGTGGTGGGACCCATAGGCTCTACGAAGACGACTGCAGGAATCGTCAAGATCTTGAGGGAAGCCAAGCGTGTTGCTCCCTGCAGGGACGGCAAGCGTCGCTCGAGGGCTGTGTGGATCAGGCAGACCAGGGAGCAGCTGCGTGACACATCGATTCCCGACTTCTTGAAATGGTTCCCTGACGGCCAGGCTGGGATTTACCTCAAGACAGAAGGAAAATTTATAATTCAGCTTGACGACGTGGAGTGTGAGGTTCTGTTCAGGGGCCTCGATGACGCGAACGATGTCAGGCGACTCTTGTCGCTCCAGGCGAGCTTTGCCATTGCTGATGAGTTCCGCGAGCTCAACATGGAGATCTTCAACCAGATGCAAGGGCGTCTGGGGCGGTATCCTGACAAGTCCATGAACGGCGTCGGCTGTGCTGATGAGAACGGTAATCTCCTCAAAAAGTTTTGGGGGATGTCCAATCCCCCGGATTTCGACTCGGCTTGGGAGAAGTATCTGAGCAACCCTCCAGAGAACGCGGCGGTTTATTTCCAACCCTCTGCTCTCTCGCCGGAGGCCGACTGGCGGGAGTATCTCGACCCGGACTATTACGAAAACCTNATGGCCGGGAAGAGCGAGGAGTGGATCGATGTCTACATTCACGCGAAATTTGGGCGTTCGCTGGCGGGGAGGCCGGTGCATCCGAGTTTCGANCCGNCGTTCCACGTGGCGAAGGGACCGCTCACAGCCATAAGGCATCCTGAGAAACCGCTCATCTTGGGGTTCGACTTCGGGCTCACGCCAGCGTGTGCCATCTGTCAGGTTGACCTGCATGGGAGGTTTTTGGTGCTTGACTCTGTCCCGGCGTTCGGGATGGGGCTCGTCAATTTTATCCGTAACAAGCTTAAACCGCTGCTGATTCAGAGGTTTCCGGGGTATAGGTTCATTGCGGTGGGGGACCCCTCGGGTGTGCGGCGGCAGGATACCGACGAGAAAAGCTGCTACGATATCTTGAAGCAAGAAGGCTTCAGNGCTATTCCTGCACCAACAAATTCGCCAGTGGCGAGAATTGCGGCCTTGGATAAACTTCTTGCACGTCAGATCGACGGTGGGCCGGGGATACTTATCGATCCGAGGAACACATTCCTAATAAACGCGCTGAGAGGGCACTACCGGTACAAGCTTAAACCCAAATCGGGTGAGTACGAGGATAAACCCGAGAAGAACGAGGCATCTCATATTGCCGAGGCTCTGCAGTACGCGGCGCTCTACGCCGATGCAAACGTGTGGGGGAGCTTGATGGGCTCGAGGCGGCGAGAGATTAAGAAGGTCTCAGCGAAAGGGTGGACATGATCGAGGAGTGCAGCATCACAGTCCCTGAGGTGCTCAAGAGGGACCGACGCAGCCTGGCTGTCCGGTGGGCCATGAGNAAGGCCGGNATGCTGATGGAGAAGTGGGGCGTGGACTCCGTGCGCGTGACGCAGCTCCACCCGGAGACAATCCCTGTGATTACGGATGAGCTGGGGGCGAAGCACGAGATCTATACATTCGAGATCAGAGGAGNGAAAGAATGAGTTTTGAGGTTGGAGACTAAGATGCCGCTCAGAAAAGGTAAGTCCCGNAAAACAAAGCAGTTCAACATCCGCAAGCTCATAGATGAGGGNTATCCTCCGAAACAGGCTGTGGCGATCGCGGAGGATGTTGCGCGCAGGTCTGNCAAAAAGAGGAAGCGTAAATGAGCGATAAGAACATCGTGGCGTTCCCTGGGTGTGTGACACCGGGAGAAGCTAATAAGGATATCGTGGAGATTCTCGAGCATATGTTGGAGGATGCTAAGGCTGGTAAATTGGTGGCGTTTATTAGCGGGGGGCTTATGGCGGATGGGACTATGAACGCAGCGTGGGCTGTTGGCGAGCAGTCTCTGTCCTCTATGGTTGGGGTTCTTGAGTATACAAAGCTCTCGTTTATGCGGGACACTTGACACTAGCTAACAAAANTAAATAAAATACTAACTCCTGGCAGGAGTTAGCGATGGCCGAGATTGTGCCGTTCGGGTCAACCCCCGGTCAAAGTCCACGCGTTCTCAACGTCGGAGGTGTGCTCCGCGCAGCTAATCTCGCGGCCATTGAGGCACAGGAAGAGGAGCTACGGAAGGCCGCAATCCAGGTCCAAAACAGCCCGCCTATCCAGGGCCTGGCGCGTATCGTACGCAAGCATTGGGAAATAGCTCGAGACGCTAAGCGTAACACAGTAGAGCCTCGGCTCATCGCTAACCTCCGTGCCCGCCGTGGTGAGTACGAGCCTGATAAGCTCGCTGAGATTCGTCAGCACGGGGGCTCTGACGTCTACGCTATGCTGACGTCGGTTAAATGCCGTGCAGCGGCTGCCTGGCTGCGTGACACGCTTGGAGCGAGCGGCACAGAGAAACCCTGGGGGATACAGCCGACCCCCCTCCCGGATCTCCCCCCTGACATTGTTGAATCCATCATCCAGAAGGTTGCGACACACTTGCAGCAGTTTGAGGCTGCAGGCATCCCGGTGTCGGACGAGGAGCTCAAGACGGCCATCCTGGTGTTGAGGGACCGGGCGCTTAATGAGATCAGGGAGAAGGCCCGCGAGTTCGCCGCTCGCATGGAGAACAAAATGGAGGACCAGCTCATTGAGGGCGGGTTCCAGTTGGCTCTCCAGCAGTTCATTGACGACTTGGTGACTTTTCCGGCTGCCATCATCAAAGGGCCGATCGTACGGATGAAACCCCGGTTGCGGTGGGTTCAGACAGCTGGTGGATGGGAGCTGGTTACAGAGAAAGCCCCACACCTCGAGTGGGAACGGGTGTCGCCGTTCGACATTTATCCCTCGCCGGACTCGTCTGGGGTGGACGATGGCTTCCTAATTGAGCGTCACAGACTCAGCCGTAAGGACCTCCAGGAGCTCAAGGGGGTTGATGGGTACAACGAGGATGCGATCAACCTGGTCCTCGAGGAGTATGGACGAGGGGGTTTGCGTGATTGGCTGTGGGAGGACGTTGCCCAGGCTCAGGCTGAGGGTAAGCACTCTCTCGAGGTCATGACCAACCCGGATGAGCTCATAGATGCGCTCCAGTATTGGGGCTGTGTGCAGGGACAGACGCTCATTGACGAGGGGGTTGACCGCTCTCTCATTGATGACCCGCTGAAAGACTATTACTGCGAGGTTTGGCTCGTTGGGCGTTACGTCATCAAGGCGGTGCTCAACTATGACGAGNTGGGGCGCAAGCCTTACTACAAAGCGTCTTACGAGGAGATCCCTGGGTCGTTCTGGGGGAATGGACCGCCTGATTTGATCAAGGATGCTCAAGCTGTAGTGAACGCCGCTATGCGGGCGCTCGTCAACAACATGGGGATTGCCTCTGGCCCACAGGTGGGGGTTAACGTCGATCGGCTACCCCCCGGGGAGGACATCACTGAGATGTATCCCTGGAAGATNTGGCAGTTCATCGATAGCCCGCATGCAACCAATGGGGCGAATGCGCCGATTACGTTNTTCCAGCCCAATTCCAACGCGGCTGAGCTCATTGGCATCATTGAGAAGTTTATGAACTTTGCCGACGAGTGGTCGGGGATTCCCAAATATTTGCAGGGTGAGAANCCNGGCGGTGGGGCTGGCCGGACGGCGTCTGGTCTCAGTATGATGATCACCAACGCCCATAAAGGCATCAAGCAGGTGGTAGCAAATATCGACAATCATGTTCTCAAGCCTCTCATTGAGCGGTTGTATTATTGGAACATGAAGTTCGGGGATGACCCGGACTTGAAAGGGGATGTGNAGGTCTATGCCCGTGGGGCTGAGGCGCTTGTTGCCAAGGAGGCTGAGGCGGTTCGCCGGAATGAGTTCCTGATGGCTACTGCGAACCCGATCGATATGCAGATCGTTGGNCTTGAGGGTAGGGCTGAGGTTCTCCGTGAGACAGCTAAGAATCTTAATATGAACACTGACCGGATCGTTCCGCCGAGGGAAGTTCTACGCCAAAAACTTCTCATGCAGGCAATGATGCAAGGGCAGCAGCCACAACAGCCACAACAGCCACAACAGCTCAACGGCGGTAGTGGTCAGGAGCTACAGGATGGTACTCCGACAACTGATAATTTTACTCCTCCGCGTAAACCTAGAATCCAGCCGCAGCGATGAAAACCTGCAGAAAATGTAATCGCTCACTTTCGGTCGAAATGTTTTATACAAATCCTCGCACTAAAGATGGGAGGTTTCATTTTTGTCATGAATGTTGGAGTAAGACATATGCAGTAAAGAACAAGTTCAACGGTATTGAGTTTGAGCAGNATACGTATTTAACGGTTCTTGACCCTCCCCGGACGTTTGAGGAGACCCGCGCGCGGGTGGAGGAGCGGCTGAAGTCTCTTCCCTCTAGACCTTAGATATGCTAACTTGACGGCCTGCCTTGCTAATGAGGAGAGGTCGTTATGTTCGCGCTGGCGTACGGTCCCACCCTACCCATCTCAGAAGAAATCCATGCAAGTAAGTACAGGACACGAAACGAGACTTTCTACGACATGGTGTGCCGGATCGCAGCGGTACTGTCGGACAATGAGGACCACAGGCGCGAGGTTAAACGCATATTAC